CAACAGCACCTGCCCTCGCAACCTTCCAAGCCTCTGGACTTCGCATCCCGTCAATAGCCACTCCGCTCAGCGCGTCCATGGCTTTCTCATCCGCGGTCAGCTTATGCACAATCTGCTGTGCCTGCGCAGACTCTGTCGTCGCTTCATGCTGGCGCATCGTGGCAAACTTCTCCAGTACTGGCAGCATCGCTCGACTCGGCGCGCCATACTTCTTTGCCGCCTCGATCAGCCCGACCAAGTAATCACTCGCCCGCGTCGGTTGCAGGTAGGATTTTCCCGGCGGAGTATTCTGCACATTCGGCTGAATGCCTTGCGATTCCAGTTTTGCAATATGATCTACTCGAGCTTTGTTCTCCAGGTCCTGAATCGCCTTAGCATCTGCAACTTCCTGCAGTGCTTTCAGCGCCTGCGCCCCGTGCCACGTGGCCAAGGCTCGCTGGTTCCCTGCCCCAGCAAGTGTCTGCTCCGTTTGCGCTTTGACATGTTCCAGCTCCGCCGGCTGCATCCCGATCTTGCCCAGGAGCTCAACCGACTTCAGCCCGCTCAGAACATTCTCTCGCGCATTAGCGTCAGAAGCGAGAATCCCGAGAGGCGCTCCGAATAGGTCTGTCATGATTAACTCCCTAGCTTAAGCTGTGTAATGATGTATTGCATGACCCAGAGGGTACTGCCGGCGGTCCCGACGACAACTGCAATAAGGAGCCAGAGCATTTTCTTCACAACTTTGAGCATCAGGTCCAGTTCACTTTTCCAAGCGCTCAGCTCTTCCAGATTCTCATGAATCGGTTTGATGTGTCCACGGAGAATCTTCAGGATAAACCGATTGAAGCGCCCGATGGTTACGGCCTCCGTCGGCTCTCCCTCCATCCCGCAATCCAGCTCTGTGCTTTCGCTTACGATAGGCATTATGCGTTTGCTCCTTGAGTGCGTTGTTTGAGTAATTGTTGCAACATGAGTTGCACAGAAGCATTATTTCCGCCGTTGGCAATGTCAGCTGCGCCAAAACCAATCGAGGCTAGGCCTTTACTGAGTAGGTCAGAGGAACTGGCGAGGCCTTGGAGTTCTAACGCAACGCCAGTTCCTGGGTTGACCCCGGCGCCAGCGAGTCCGCCCAATTGGGCTAGACGTTCATTATACCAGTTAGTGCTCGCGTTTGCCGCACCTGTTGCGAAGGCGCCCGAGTCTGTTCCCATTGGAGCATTTGCACGGGCGGCAGCTTGAAGGCGGAGTTTGTAAGCGGGGTCACCTGCAGCAACCTGCGAAGGGTCGCGCATGAGTGCCTGGAGCTGCGCATCCGCCTGTGCCCGCCCGCCTGAAGTCCCAAACGGATCAGCCCGCATTCCAAGTTGCTGTGCACGTTTCTTTTGCTGCTGTGCGTCGATCAGCGCCTTAATTCCAGAGCCCATGGAGAGGTAAGGCTGAGCAGACTTATACAAGGAGGCTAGATCACTGAAACCAAATCCGCCACCTCCGCCACCTCCCAACGCAGCAATACTTGGATCAGTAGTAAATCCCGGGTAAGTAAAAGACGCATCGCCGGGCTGAAAGCCAAAAGCGGATTCTCCAAAGCCAGCTCCTGCGCCGGCCCCTGCTAATCCTGCTGCCTCATAAGAGGCAGGTAAGGCAGCTGACCCAAGTGCTCCACTTACGCCTGTCCCGCCGGCGGCCAGTGAACCGGCAGCAGTTTCGGCTCCGATTAAACCACCGACAGATGTTCCGCCGTAAATGCTACCGCCAGCTGTTCCTGCCGTCGTAGTACCACCGGCGGCCCCCGCGCCTGCAGCTCCATATCCGGCCGCAAGCGCTCCACCGCCCGCCGCAAACAAGCTCAGGATTGTATACTCAAGCGGGCCCCAGGCGGATGAGGCCTCAGCCGCGTTTGCGGTTAAACTATTATACTGTTCCAGCGGAAACAGATACCCATAGGTTGGATCGTAGATGGAGGGATTGCCATAGAAACTCTCCGCCCCAACCCGCTGATAATTGATTCCATTCAGAAGAGCTATTTCCGGGATACCGTTACTAGAATAGCCTTCTTCAGCGTCGTAACTTCCAAAATGCTCTCCCATCGTTCCCCACGGATCGAGTGCCATAATATGCTTCCTTTATGCTGCGTTAAGAAATTATTCGTTTTGGGCGAGAGGAACGGTCTCTTCCTTTTTAGCCGCATACCATTTGCCGTAAGCAGTGGTCAGCAGCGCATTCCGCGCATCAGTTGGAAATGCTTTCTCGTCAATAAATGCGTCCAGGACTTTGTATAAAACTACTGTTTGTTGCGCTGCCGCATCAATCTGCTCGCTGAGGACAAGTTGTTGCACAATTCCAGCGCCTAGGGCTATTTGAATTTTTTGCTCAATACTCATGATATTTGGCCCTCGGTGAATATTTCTTCAACAGCAGTAATGTCGTCTGGTTTGTAACTGACAATGTATGTAGGCTCGGTAGGATTCGGGAAAATAGGATTGCCGACGATCTGCCCCTGCTTTCCATTCACTGTAACCAATTGCATTACCTTGTATGCGTAAGTCATCTTAACTCCTAGTTCGGTACGATAAGCGCTCGAAATCCTGCACCACCACTGTTTGCAGCGCCGACGCCGATCCGCTGGATTGCTCCGCCCACGTATATCGCAACCCGGTTTCCGCTGGCGTCATCGTCCGCAAGCAAAGCAGTTGATAATGTGTTCGTGGTCAAAAGCACTGCAGCACCGGCTTTAGGCGCAGATACGATAGTATTATCTGCACCACTGACTCCAAGGATTGCTTTACTTGCCCCAGTACTTAAGAGCCACGAGACAAACGTGTTGTTAGGAGAAAGCATGATCTCGCCAGTAGTGTAAGTAACACCGGTAAGGTCGAATGCCCGTTGCCACTGCGCGAAGCCGTTGATGTTCGGTTTTAGCATAGCCTGAACCGCCTTATCTCCTTCGCTTGATGGCATGAAGTTGTATTGGCCGTAAATATTGTTATTGTAAACAGCCAGCCGTGACACCACACCAGTCATTTGCGTAGCATAGTCTGTTACCCCACCATCTGCTGAGTCTTTAAGCAATACCTCAACACCACTTATCGTGCCATTGACGGAACCTGTATTCGTGATGGTTCCCTGAAACAGACCGCCTTCATTATACAAGCCGGGGCCATAAGCTCCTATTTCACCTACGCCGGTAAAGCAATGTCCGCTTCCGTCGCCAGTCTTGCGCATATAAGAGAACAAACCCCACCCGATACTCTCCGACAGCCGAGCACCCGCATTCACCACGCCGTTTCCAGAGTAAGTGAACTGAAACACTGCGCCAGGTATCTGGTCGTTGCTCGCCATCGAAGCCGCGTCCCGGTGCTGCCACACGAAACCGGCGCGCGTAGTGGAATAGTCTAGTGGTGCAGAATCAGTCGTGCCAAAGAACTGTCCAGTCTGATCGTTGTAGCGCAATTTTACCGACGATGAAGCCCAAAAATTTGCAAGGCTGCTGTAGTCACTGCGCGCCTTAATGTCCTGCAATTTACTCGCAGTTGTCCGGGTGACGTTCCCAGTTTCGGACTGATGCCAGCCTACTGCAGCAGCTCCATCTGCTCCAGGAATTGTATCAAAGACAAAGATATTTACATCGTTAAGCCAACTTGACTTAATACGATTAGCATCTGCTAGGTCGCCGTCAACGAAAGGAGGAATTTTCTTTGGCATGAAGAGGCCTTAAGGAATAAGGTAAAAGGGACTAAGGTAACCTGGAGTTGCACAACCGGGCTCAGCTGAGCCGGGAACTGCGCTCACTCCATTGGGATCGCAACGAGCGCTGAATACGTCAGCAGGTTGCGGCTGAACCCAAGGTGGCGTTGGATTGTCTACAACAGCTCGGACAAAGTCCTGTGGATGCCGGGGCTCCCAGCAACTGGAGCAGACATAATAACCCTGCCAGTGCCGGACAAGTTGGGAGGCCTTGAATTTATGCCCGCATTCATTGCAGACTGCATTCCAGTCGCCAAGTTCGAGTTGATCCGCTGCACCTACCATGCTGGAATCTGCCGCACAGTGCCCGCGTCGTCAATGGCGATCCACTTGGTGGGGTTGCCCGCAACAGGAGCGTTGAGAAGAGTTCCGGCAGCAGCCGCAGCTCCGTTGGTCAAGGCCGCAGTTGTCTTAAGCAAAGTTGCACCTCCTTGAAGAGTTGTAAGGCCGGTCATTGTGATGGTTACGGAGCTGATGTTGTTAGCTCCGAGCCCGCCGGTGAGGGTAAGGGAAGTGCCCCCAGCAACTCCAATGTTGGGAGTAACTAAGGCAGGGCTGTTGATTGTCGGCCCGGATTGACGGACAAAATCCCCTGTTCCGGTAGACCCGCCGGAGGAACTGTCCGTGCCTGACAGAAACTGGGCTACGTCCAAAAACCATTTGAGCCAAATCGGATTGAAGGTAGACTTCCCTGTCACTTCGTCTACAATGACAGGAGGCGCGTGAGTTGGAGCGGGCTGAAATTTAGCCATTAGGCCACTCCGAGGTCGAGTAAGAGTTCGGTGTCTGTGAGCCGTAGACGTGTGTCACAAGCGTGCCTGATGTGAGTCGCTCGACGGATGAAGGAACCGCAGTTATCAAGGTGCGGCTTCTGCATACTCATGTCCACTTGGCGAAAGTTTGTCCACTTGTCCGCCATGTAGTCGTCGTCGTTGAAACGAACCTGGAGGACACTTCCCGTAACTTGATCTCCGATAAAAGCGAGATCGCTGAGAGTCTTCATCCGTGAGACGCCTCCGTCGAAGTTTGGAGTGTAGAGATCCACTACGATGGGGCTGCCATTGTCGCTGGTGTAACGAGCATCAAGAACATACATTTGCCCGTTGGTTTCGTGCTGAAGAAGGAGGCCCGTCCCAATCTTGAAAGTAGCTGCGACGTAGGGCCAGTAGTTTCCATTAGCGTCGGTCCACTGGGCCCAGAGCTTATCCACTGCGTCGTAGACCAAGGTGAGGTTTGCATTCTTCACAGTAATGACGTAGAACTTATGCCCCTCGTAACGGAAAGTGAAAGAGTAGACGTTAGTCGAAACATTAGCCTCTCCGAACAGACGGTCAATTGCCTTGGTGGAGACGGACGATGCCTTCAACGCGTCCATTTGCATAACCTGCGGTGCAGCGGAACGGTTAGCGGAGAGCCAGAAAAGGGTCCCTTCAATGTCCTGCACGGAGTCAGCATTAGCACAGCCGAAGCTCACCTTGGCCCCCTGGACCGGCGCAAGCGGGCTCCCCGTTGCGTTGAGTGCGTCGTAGAAGACTTCAGTTGACCATTCCTTAAACATGATAACGTAGACAAGCTGCTTGGCCAAAGCCACTCCATCATCAGGCTCGATCTGCGCGGTAAGCGTATTCGTTACATCCGTCCAGTCTAGAGGATCGTCCAAGTTCGTCGAGCCTCTAATATTGGCTGCGGTGTTGCCGACGTAAGTTGTTGCGTCGAGGTAGACAATTCCCTTAATAGTCGGGGACGGAAAGTTAGCGCCTGAGATCGCAGTAATTGTTCCAGCGCCGTCCACTGCGTAAGTGTTAGTTCCATTTCCGAGAACAAGATAGGGGGTGGCTCCACGCGTAGAGGAAAAATAATAGTTTCCTGCAGAGACTGCTCCGAGGGATACGCCGTCCTTGTAGAGCGAGGTGCCGAAGATTGCATAGACAGAACCTTTCCAGTTATAAGCACCATAACCATTGCCGGTGAGAGCAGCGCCAGAAGCTAGCAGCCCTGGGCGTTTGTTGAGCACATAGCCACCGGTCAGGGGATTCTTCTCCAAATATCCATTGACTAGTCGCCCGTCCTTGTCCGGAGACTCGGCCCGATTGTCCGGTTGAAGCGCAAGCGGGAGACGCTTCGGTAGTCCGACAGTATCAGATTGCTGCGCCATTACCGGAAGCTCCTTTGCATTCCTTGACCTTGCAGATCGACGCCGAAGCGAATGGGCACGTCTTCAATGTCAGCGTTTTCAAGGGCCTCGCGAAAGGACTGGGCCCGGCCGGAGCAACGGTCCATGATAGCCTGGGGCTGGCCCGTTGCCAACTCGTCAGCGAGCCCCCATCGCAGAGCGATTCGCCATTCTGCGGGAAAGTTTAGGGTTTCCGTCAATGAGACTGGATTCGTGGCCTGGGCCTGCAGAAGCAAATGGACAGTTCCAGCCGCCTCGAGCGCACTCGGCGCGGGCCAAAGAGATACGTTAAGGGACGCTTGCTGCTTGTCAACGTAGAATTGACTGACTGCGCCTGAAGGTGTCGGAGCGGAAAGCCGAAAGTAATCATGACGAGACAGTGCGGTTAAAGGCCGGCGCTGTCCGACGGAGGATAAATAATAGGCCTCTGTGATCCGAAAGGGTTTGGTCATATTAACGCTCCCGCCGGGGGTGACAGTATAAGCGGACTGTCCTGAGACCAGCGTCATAGAGACATCTTGCTGGAGCCAGAGCTTCAGTCCCTGCGTCTGCCAGAGATTGATCAAGTCTGTCA